TGCGAACAACACACCGTTAGGAGGGGGCGTGCCACCAGGACCAGTGCCCTCGGCACCACCTGCCACCGCAGGGGGGGCTCCATCGGCACCACCTGCCACCGCAGGAGGGGCGCCAATCGGTACACCCATCAAGGGGAAGTGGATGGTGGGGGAACCAACTCTGGCGACCATTTACCACAGAACGAAGCCAGGCGTGGTAGCCACGGTCGGGTTGGGGGAGCGATTCAGGGAGTTCATGAGTGAAGGAGCCTTCAATCTTTTGAGTAAGATATTGGACACGCGAGTGGAATACTCCGCCACCACTGGGTTGATACACCTAGAATCAGAAGTGTTAGTCAAACCAGTGGCCGGGGTGCAAATAGACGGTAGGTCGAAATGGAGGCGCGTGCTGAGCGGCATCGCGCAAAAGAGGAGGAAACCCACGGTCACATACCTGCTAGACGCATGCGGATTCTTATCGCAAAGCGAAGTGCTGGTATACGAAGATGTCGTCACAGCATGCATGAGGTGCAGTGATGTGCGCGGCACTTTGGTCAGCCGTTCCCCATTCGACGCAGAGGGGAAGCCGAACCGCGCGTACTATGGGGTGATATACCGGGTCATAGGGGAGCATTACGGATCCTGTGACGCACAGATCCTGTCCAACACGGTGATCAAGGTGCTCAACGAGATGACCAAGTTGTATGTCCAAAGAGTACACAGCGAATGCCCGACCGCGGCAATCCAAAATTTTCAATACGGGCTACCTCGACTTGCGACCCGGAGGCCGGCCAACTTTACAGGGTCCACACCATCCCGTGCGTCGTAGAGAAGAAATTCGTCTACAACAGGCGGTACAAACTGATAGGTGAGGATAAGGGTTGGTTTACGAACGGGGAGATCACCTTCCCCAAGAAGGTGATACCAGACAAAGTGGACGGATTCTACCGCTCAGTCTGGGCGGCAGTGGCTCACAACGGGGTGACCTACTCCGCAAGCGACGCGAACTTCGCCCTAGGGTTCAGGAGACTGACAGCATGTCGGGAACCAGAATCTAAGGAGGAGCCACCCGAGTCGCCGTACGGCAACGCAGCCGAGAGAGAGTTGCGAGAGAAGCAGATCCGATTCTTTGGAGGAGCGACGTGGACAGGAGTGCTACGACAGATGCAAAGCAAATACGCTCCGTACGTCACGTTGGAATCACAGGAAGAGGAATTGCGCTTACACGCCGGAGACCCGCACATAAAGCGCGCATTGCGCATACAGGCGAGGACGGAATTGGAGGGGACGATGCAAGTGGCGGATAGATTGTGGTTGAAGAGTGTGTTGGTGAAGATCAAGAGGGAAGAAATTGCCAAACCAGGGAAATACCCACGCACCATAGGAGATCTGGGAGTGGCGGCATCATTGCAGGGGTTCATAATAACATTATTATTGTAGACGGCTCAGGCTAACGAGGAGATAGAATTTGCAGGCGGGAACATCAGATTCGTGAAGTCACCAGACCCAGAGGTTTTGGTGGACACATTCGCGAAATTGGAGGACCCACCAGG